TTCGTATACGTAAGGTGGTTGAGAGTAGGTTTGAAGGTGGTTCGATTATTGAGGGAGACTACTCACAGTTGGAGTTTAGAGTTGCAGGATTTTTGGCAAAAGATAGTCAAGCGTATAAAGATGTGATTGATGGTGTGGATGTACATTCATACACTGCATCAGTTATTGGATGCGATAGACAGACTGCAAAAGCTGACACGTTCAAACCTTTGTATGGTGGCACAACAGGCACACCAGAGCAACAGAAGTATTACAGAGCATTTAAAGAAAAGTATTCTGAGATTACAGATTGGCACGATAAATTACAGAAAGATGCAGTTACAACTAAACGTATAGTTTTGCCATCAGGAAGAACATACTATTTTCCAGATACAAAATGGACACGCTATGGTACGGCAACTAACCGTACTGCAATATGTAATTATCCTGTACAGGGATTTGCAACTGCTGACATACTACCATGTTGTCTAGTTACATTAGAGAAAAAGTTAAAACCATATAAGTCTCTCATATGCAACACAGTACATGACTCTATCGTTATTGACTGTCATCCAGATGAAGATGATGATGTTCTAGAGATTTTAAAAGACTGCATGTTAGGTGCAGTCGATGACTTGAAACAAAGGTATAGCATAGAATACGACATGCCAATAGGAATAGAAATAAAAAAAGGAAATAATTGGCTTGACACAGATGTAGTCTATCCACTAGAATAAGTTTATCACTAACGTACTATAAGGAGAAATTATGAGTACAGAAATATCGACAGTAGATGCAACCCTCGATGGATTGGTAAGTGCTTTTAGCGAGGGCAATGAAGAAAGACTAATGGCACTTACCGGGCAAGATGATGGTGCAACCAAGAATTTGTTACCAAAGCTTGCAATCAACTATGACACAGATACGGAAGATGGCAAGTCCTTGAAGAAAGGAACTTGGAGAATAATGCACGATGGCAGGTTTGTTTATTCAGACAATGTTATCGTCAGACCATTTATGCGTACATTCTTTTGGTCTTTATGGGATTCGGAAGAAGGTAGATCTGTGTCGTCATCTATACAGAAGACTGTTATGAGTGGTGATTTTCCTGACTCGGCAGGTGGCAATAAGTGTGGCCGCCTAGCAAAAGATGAGGTAGAATCCCTGCCTGATGATGATCCTAGAGTTATAACATCAAAAGCAGTTAACTGTAATCAACTACTTTATTGTGTAGTTTCTGGAACATTTAAAGATGCAGATGGTGAAGAGGTTATTCTCGATGAAGTACCTGCTATGTCATACTTTAAACGTTCTGGGTTTATGCCAGTAAATAACTTTATCAACAATATTACCAGTGGATCAAGTAAGCGTATTATGCAAAAGGTACAGATAAACATGAAGACTAGCAGACTAAAGAAAGGGTCTGTTACTTTCTACGTTCCTGTACTTACAGAGCATAAGTATCTTGCTGAGATTACTGAGAATGATAAATCGTTGATGTCTATGTTTGCTGACACCATTAAAGCAACTAACGCAGGGATTATGAACCAGCATCGTGAAGCAGTTAAGTTACAATCTTCTGATGAAGATACAGACTTATCGAAAGATTTCGATGCTACTGCTGCTTAATATCCAAGACTTTTTGGAGAAGACTGTAAGGGGAGAGGTAACTCTCCCCAAGCAGTTAGTAGAAGAATTTAAAACTGCGTGTGGTGAAGCAATAAACAAACAATTTTCTAAACCAAGAGATAAAGAAAGATTACGCATGTCTGGTTTAGGTAGACCAGTTTGTCAGCAACAACTGGCAATGAGAGGTGAACCTAAACAAAGTTCATACAATGATGTTATGCGTTTTTTGTTTGGTGATCTTGTTGAAGCAGTCGCTATGCTTGTTATGAAAGCGGCTGGGATTAAGGTTGTTGCAGAACAAAAACCATGTGAAATTGTTCTTGATGGTGAGACTATTAAAGGAACACTTGATGTAATTTTAGATGAAGAAGGTGAACATAAAGTTTGGGATATAAAATCAGCATCACCATATTCGTTTGATTACAAATTTAAAAAAGGTTACGATGTTATAAAAGAAGATGATGCTTTTGGATATATTATGCAAGGTCATCTGTATGGAGAAGCTAACAAGCTACCGTTTGGAGGGTGGATAGTTATAAATAAATCCTCTGGAGAATGGGCAGTTGTACCTGCACCAGACGATCAAATGGAAGAAAGAAAGCAACTTATAATAGAAGCAAACAACATTGTAAAACAAATAAAAAGTAATAAATTTAAAATACCCTTTAAACCAGAGTGGGAAACTTATAAAGATAAGGGTGAAATAATACGAACAAAAAATAAACTTATGCCAAAACTGTGTACCTTCTGTGAATACAAAGCACACTGTTGGTCAAAGGCAACATATCAGCCTAAGATAACTTCAAGGGCAAAATCTCCACCTAATGTATGGTATACAACATATGCACAAAAGAGTCTCTAATGCCAATATTATTTACTCAATCGTACCAGTTAGACATCCTTACGATCAATCCACACTTGTCGGTTATCTATGTGGAAAGTCATTCTCAAACAGGAGGTGGGAGACAGATGTCTTACCTACGAAACCACTTGAGGGGTTTATCATTAACGTTGAGAGAAAACTTTTCGACAGACGGATACTTAACAGAGCAGACGGAAAATCGTGATCTAAGAATATTAGAAAAAGAATTACGAGAGATACGTTCTAGGCTTGAAAACTTTAGTATGGTTTGTCTACCTATAGTTCCTGTAGAAAAACATTTTGATGAACTTAGTAAACGTTCACCAAGAGTAGAAAAATTTGTAACAGATAAATTAGGTGAAATGAAAAATGCCTTTATCTTTTAGATCACAATTTGAAAAGCGTGTTGCATTAGATATACGGATGCAAGGTGGTAAGTTTGAGTATGAAGAACATAAGATACCCTACAGACCACAGGTTAAGATGTATGTGCCAGACTTTTATATTCCAGAGACGGATATATACATAGAAGCTAAAGGTAGGTTTATATCATCAGATAGAACTAAAATGTTAATGGTGCAACAACAACACCCAGAACTTGATATACGATTTTTATTTATGAATTGTCATCAAAAACTTTACAAAGGCAGTAAGACCAGTTATGGTCAGTGGTGTGGTAAACATAATTTTAAATGGGCAAACAAGACAGTTCCCTTAGATTGGTTAAAAAAATGAAAGATGACAAAAAAGCTATTGAGAGATTTACATTACTCCCAAACAGATATTACATAATATTAGAAAAGGTTGATGAAGAACAATTTACTTTATCAGCATATGACACAACTAAGTCACATAATCCTGATGGCGTACCCTGTGCAGCATCCGTTGTTCAAGAAGGTTTGTTAGAAATGCTTGATAGGAACTTTAATGATGTGGTAGGTTTAGGTGTGTCAAGGATAGAAGTTAGAAAAGGTTTGGAACGTGATGATCCTACTGACAATGTAATAAAAGTAGACTTTGGAGAAAAACAATGAAGAAAGATATGGTTAATCAACCACCACACTATAACCAAGATAAAGTAGAATGTATTGATGCAATCGCATCAGCAACGAACAGTGGGTTTGAACATTACTTGCAAGGTGTTATAATTAAATACCTGTGGAGATATAGATATAAAGGTAAACCTGTAGAAGATCTACGTAAAGCAGAATGGTATTTGCAAAAATTAATAGAAATAAAAATGGAAGAAGAATTGAAAGGAAGCGATGGGGCATGAAGAATTTACCAACACCATACCAAGACTTTATACACAAATCACGTTATGCTCGTTGGAATGAAGAAGAGAAAAGACGAGAAGATTGGAATGAAACTGTCAGTAGATACGTGGCATACATAGATGATCATCTTAAAAGTAAATTTAAATTTAGTATGGATCACATTTTAAGAGAAGACATGTATAACTATATATTAGATCTTAAAGTAATGCCATCTATGCGAGCAATGATGACTGCAGGAGAAGCATTAGACAGAGATAATATCTGTGGATATAATTGTAGTTACATTCCTGTTGATCATCCTAGAGCATTTGATGAGTGTATGTATATCCTTATGTGTGGTACAGGTGTTGGGTTTTCGGTAGAACGAGAGAACGTAGATAAACTACCAATCATTGCAGAGAACTTTCATCGCAGTGATACAGTTATCACAGTTGCAGATAGTCGTATGGGATGGGCAAAGTCCTACAAAGAGTTGGTTGCATTACTATACTCTGGGCAGATTCCCACATGGGATGTATCATCTGTTAGACCTGCAGGAGCAAAGCTAAGAGTTATGGGTGGCAGGGCATCAGGACCAGAACCTCTTGTAGAACTATTTGATTTTACAATAAATACTTTTAAAAAAGCTAGTGGCCGCAAACTATACCCAATAGAGTGCCATGATATTATGTGTAAAGTTGGACAGGTTGTTGTGGTTGGTGGTGTTAGACGATCGGCACTAATTAGCCTATCTAACTTAGGTGATGACCAGATGCGACACGCTAAATCTGGTAATTGGTATGACACAGAAAAACAACGGTCTTTAGCGAATAATAGTGTGTCCTACAAGAATAAACCAGAAATGGGTACGTTTATGCGTGAATGGGTATCTGTGTATGAATCAAAGTCTGGTGAGCGTGGCATGTTTAACCGTGAAGCATCGGACAAACAAGTTGCACGAAATGGTCGTAGGGAAACAGGACATGCATGGGGTACAAATCCTTGTTCTGAAATAATACTTAGACCATACCAGTTTTGCAACTTATCAGAAGTAATAGTTCGTAATGATGACACATTGCAAACATTGAAAAACAAAGTTCGTATGGCTACCATACTAGGAACATTTCAATCAACATTAACTAATTTTAAATATTTGAGGAAGATATGGAAACAAAACACAGAGGAAGAAAGATTATTAGGAGTATCATTAACTGGTATAATGGATCATCCACTTTTATCAAAAACTATAGATTCTACAAGATGGCTAAAAGAAATGAAAGACCAAGCAGTCCTTACAAATCAAGAGTATGCAAAACTACTGGGTATCCCTCAGAGTGCCGCGATAACTTGTGTAAAACCCTCAGGTACTGTGTCGCAATTGACTAACTCAGCTAGTGGTATACATGCAAGACATAGTGAGTATTACATAAGAACAGTAAGAGCAGATAACAATGATCCTCTTACAAAGCTTATGAAAGATGAAGGAGTAATAAACGAACCTGATATAGTAAAACCTGAGTACACAACAATATTTTCATTCCCTACAATGTCACCAAAAAATGCCATTGTACGAAAAAATATATCAGCCATTGAACAGTTAGAGTTATGGAAAATATATGCACAACATTGGTGTGAACACAAACCATCTATAACTGTTACGGTGAAAGAAGATGAATGGATGGGTGTAGGTGCATGGGTATATGAAAACTTTGATATAATATCTGGTATATCTTTTCTACCATATGATGATCATGTCTATCAACAAGCACCATATCAAGACTGCACGAAAGCAGAATACTCATCTGCACTATTAAGAACACCGAAAGAGATTGACTTCAGCAAACTCTCGTTGTATGAAAAAGAAGACACTACAACAGGTGGCAGAGAATTAGCATGTACATCTGACGCTTGTGAGGTGGTAGACATTGGAGAAGTTGCATGAAAGTAGAACTAAATGATTTTGAAAAAGAAGTAGGTATGTTGGTAGCAAAGAAACGCCACTATATGAATAGAGACAATGGTGTGTTTGATGATCGACAGACAGACAAGATGACAGAGT